ACACTGATAGTGGCTTTGGTAACTGAACTAATTTGAAATGCTATACTGCTAGCAAACGCTCTGATACTGCTAGTGGCCGCAGAAAAGTTTCCTGTGATAGGAAAATACAATCTATCCACAGTGGCAACACCGTCTGTTGCAGCCACATATTTTGTAATAAATCTTCTGTTGGGTATAAAATTGTTTTCTGTTGTTCTAGTTGCACCCAACAATGGATACAACAAGTCAGCATATGCTTCTCCTAGCTGACCAGCGCCATCAACACCAGTATTGGCCACAGCAAGTGCGTATGGTTGATTCTGCATGTCAAACACAAAGTTAGTGCTGCCTGAATTGGAAATAGATGCAAGTTGCAGACCTTTAAGTGTGCCGTCTGCGGTTTTCAATACAAATGTACCCAACACTGTGCTGGATGTCACTGGGTCATAGTGTGATTGATCTTCTTTAAAAACCAAAAGTGCATCAGAATAGTTGCCTCGCTTGATTCTGATACCAGATTGTCTGGCAAGATCAAATATTCCGGTTGGGTCAACACCGTTGCCAGTTTGGCCGTAGTTTAACTCTAAAATGTTGTCTGTGATTTGTGTGTTGGTACTTTGTACATAAGTGATAGCACCTTGAACGTCAAGATTACCCAGTATTGTGACATAGCCGTAGCTGCCTGGGATACTGTTAACTGTATCCAGAATAATATTTCCGCCTGGCTTTACTCGTATTCTGTAATCACCGTTATCAACATTCAATACTCTTGACATTCTATATCCTTATAGTTAGGGGACCTAAGTCCCTGTTACTAATTATTGATTTTCAATACTTACTGTATCAGAACTTGCATTACCAAATGTCCACTTAACTGCGGCTCCAGTAGCAAAATCTCCGTTGCCTGAAACTTTTCTAGTTAAAGTTGCTTTATGTGCTGTTAGTTTTGTAACAAAGTATGCATTGCTATTAGCGTCAGTCGCAGTAATAGTCATTTCACCATCGCTTAAATTAGCAGACGTTACTAATTTACAAACTCCAATAACTCCGCCAACATTAACTTTGTAACGTCTTGTGCTAACTTGTTTAATAATATCTCCAGTTGTTGCTTCTGCAACAGTTGGCAACTGAGCTTCAACTTTCATGCCGTTTTGACGAGCAGCCGCACCACTTGTTAATACTGCTGTCTTAGTTGTTGTACCAGAACCGCTAGCTAATGATCCACTAACAACAACTGTTGGAGCCGCTGTATAACCTGAACCTGCTGATACAACTGTAATAGTACCTGCTGTAGCACTTGTTGGTTGGAATGTTAATACTGGTTTTGCACCACCGTCGACATCTGGAGCACTGATATCTGCGGCTAAAATTGTGTATGGGCCACCGGTTAGGTAAGTCATACCTGTTAAGCCTGTTGCATTAGGAACTGATGCTACGCTTTCACCACCTACGTTTGCTGTACCAAAATCTTGATAGTTTGTGTTAGCAAAATATTTTTTATTTAAAGGACGTCCCATTTTGTTTTCTCCTTGAAAAGTGGCGTTTTAGGCCATACGCGGTGGGTTACCGCATAAAATCCACACCATGTGGATTGTACCATGTATTTATGCGTAGGTGATTCTTATGCTTGCTTGGGATAGATATGCAATATCTCTGTGTGGGAACACAGTATTACTTTTAAAACTGATCACAATACCAAATGTAGAGTTGGACACATCCGCAGATGTCAACGCAGTTCCCCATAAATTATCAACACCTCCATATATGTGCAAATCTCCAACAGGATTTAAAGGCGTTGTGAAATCTCCAGTGTACATATCACTCTGTACAGGGTTTATATCACTGGCCAAATTGTCTCCAATTATTGTGCCATTCAATGTTAACTGTATAATTAAATCTTCAATTCGGGCTGCACGTTGCACATTAATTTGGCATTCTATTCCCACAACAGGTCTAACACTGCCTGGTATATTATATCCAGTACACCACAGTTGACTTGTGTTGCTTAAAAACTTCTCCATCCAAAATCCACTAATAGTGTACAGTGATTGTTTACTGGTGGCAATTGCACTGTCAGCAAGTGCAGAAGAATTAAAGTTCCAATCTATTGAATTATAACCAGTCACTTGGTTAGCAATATTGACATTAGATAAAGTGTGCGGATTGTAAAAAGCTGTAGTGGTCATCATATATTTACCCAAACAAAAAGGCATCCGAAGATGCCTTTTCTATGTTACAAACTTTAGGTTTGAATTAGCTGAACTTAACGTTACCGTTAGTAATAGCAACTAGACCCAAGTAGTCAGCAGCATTGCCCAAGCTGGATGCTGTGTTTGACAACTCAACATAACCATAACGTGTCATGAATGACACGACTGGCTCAAATGTTGATGGATCTAAAACAACACCACTGCTCATCAATGGAATGTATGGGCAATAGAATGCAGGTGCATCAGACTCGCTTGATCCTTTGTAACCGATTAGGATACTTGCAGAATCTTGAGCGTAGCTGTTTACATAAATCTTCATGGCGCCATTCAATGTACCAACAAACTTTGTGTTTGTAGGAGCTTCGAAAGTGCCTTCTGTTGTACGAGCAAATGCGCTAGTAGTAGCAGACTGAAGAATTGTCAATGCAAATGGGCTAACAACGGCGTAGTTACCAGCACCACGACGTGTACGTTGAGCGATCAAGTTGCTTACGCGATTGATCTGAACAGCCAATGCAGCATGCTCGTCACCAACGAATGTAGCTGTACCAGAAACGGCAGCTTGGTCATAAGTTTGAGTAGCTGTACCAGCCAAACTTGTTAACGAAGCAATGATTTCCTGGTCAATTTCAGCTGTGATTTCTTGTGCCAACGCAGCCATAACTTCTGCTTCAACGTCAATACCTTGTTGGGCTTGTGCGTCTTGAGCAGCTTCAAACGTCCAGCGAGCTGACAATTTACGTGTCTTGGCTTCAACTGTTTGTTTCAAGATTTGAATGCTCATTCTGTTACCAGCACGACCTTCTAAAGTAGCTGTTGAAGCTGCCTTAGCTGTAGAACTTTCGTTTCCTGAATAAGCTTCAGCAATCTTGAATGGGCTTAATGCCTCTTCACCAGCTAATACTCCAGCACCTGATGAGCTATCTGCATAGCGAACACGCAATGTGTGGATTTGACCGACTGGACCAGTCATTGGTTGTACGCCAACTAACTCGTTAGCAATAACGGTTGGCATAACGCGGCGGATCACTGGAAGGATCACGCGATTTAGTGTTGCGACGTTACCGGCAGAAGTGGCACCAGTTGTTGGACTTTCCATCAAATACTTGCGAGTATTCTCAAGGGTTACACCCATTACTGATTTTTTTGTGCCTTGTAAGCCTTCTAATAGGGCTTCTTTAGTTTCTGCCCAACGTCCATTAAGTAGTTCTGACATTTAAATTTCTCCTTAAAATTTTAGTCCAGCAAGACGACGTATATCGACGATATTGCCATCTGATTCGCTGCTACGGTTGGTGTTGGAAATCTTGTTTCCGGTTATTTCTTTAGCCTCTACTAGTGCCTGTTTCTTCTGCGGAGCCTTACCATTGATTACCGATGGTAAATACTTTTCAAAACTTTCGTTTAGACGTTCTGTTTTCACAGTCTCCATCAACTCACCCATGATCTCTTTTTGTTCCTTGTTTAAGGGAGCAAGCAGTTCGCTCATGATTGCTTTTCTTGTTTGACTCTCTTTAAGAGTACGGATTTCAGCTTGTTTACTTTCTAAAATTTGTTCAGCTTGAACCACAGCCTGCGCTGCTTCTTTCATTGCCAAATCTTTCAAGTCTATGACCTTGAGTAATTTTGCTGTTTCCGATTTTTCATTTAGGTAGCTTGCTTGATATTCAGAGCTAAATGCTTCAAATAACTTGCGGCCAAAATCTGCACGGCGAGCTGCTTCGATGTCTTCTTTCAATGCATGGATCTCTGAATGTAAATTCTGAGTCACGATTGATTCCACCATCGTTGCTGCACGTTGTACAAATTGTTGTTTTACCTTCTTGATTTCTTGACGACCTTCACGAACTAGACGAACTTTCGTTTCAGCTAGATCCTGCTTGTCTTTGTAAAACTCTGTAATTTCTTGAGCTAGAGCCTCAACTACGAATTTTTCCAGTGTACCAAATTTACCTGCCATTTGAACTTGATCTTCATGCAATTCTTTAACTTCTGAAGCCAACTGACGTGTAACAAATTTCTCCATTACAAATGCATTTTGCTTCATAGCTGTGGCATACTTGACTTTCATTTCTGCCAATTGCTTGCGATCGTCGGCAAACTCAACAATCTCAGCAGCTAGTTGTTCAGAGATCATGCGATCCACTGCTTCAACCATTGTGTTCTTGTCATGTTCGTATTTTTGTGCAAACTCTTCACGTAATTGTTGAGCGGCTTGTTCACGAGCTTCGTTCACACGACTCTCGAAAGCCATCTCGATTGACTCTTTGATCTCCTCAGAAATCACATTGTTCTCAAATAAACTTTTTAGTGCATCCAACATGTGATTCTCCTTATTATTGGAGTTTGCTTATTATTGATAATAAGCTCTCTTTGAGATATTTCTGTGCTTTGGGATCGCCCTTGACCTCTTGCGCTATGCGTAAGGCACTTAATCCGCCTCGATTATTCATCAAGTGTTCATAAATTGGTGTAGGGTATGCTCCCGGAGCACTAGGTTGAGCTACCATATCTACTGTGATAATCTCAAAATCTGATACTTCACCGGAACCGTCATCCTTGACGTTCCCGGATCCGCGACTTGAAACACCTAGCTTGACTCCGCTTTCCAGCATTGTCTTGATAAGTTGTCCCATAGGGGTTGGCAAAACTTTCAGTTTGCCGTAACCATTAGGGCCGTCCATCCACATATTTGTTATCATGTGGCTGACTCGGTCCAGGTTAATTTTTAGATCATCTGGATGATCCACTTCTCCGAGAACTGAATAACCGTTTTGAATCTGATCGTTTAGGGTTTTGACAGCCTTGCCAATCTCATTCACAGGGTAAACACGCTGGTTAGCGTTGCGTATACCGCCCTGGATGCAAATCCCGGACATGTATAAACTTTTCCCGTCTTTGTCATCAGACTCAACGATCATTTTTGCTTCGTTGAAACTGAGATTCTCTCGGAGGTATAAAGACTTCATTTAGTGTAGTCTCTGTATTATCTTACTTTAGTGCTGATTAAACTTTTCTTGTTATCAGCTGTTTCGCCCTTGCCTTTGCTCTCGGGGCCGTGTCCTGGCTCTTTCTTCTTGAAACTTGTTTTACCTGCATTGGCGCCTGGCTTGTTGATGTTGCCGCCGTCTTGCACTGTTGTGGTAGGCTTTAACAATCCACCTGCTGTGCCGCCTTTCTCTGTGGAGAATGACTTGGCAATATTGGCACTTGTGCCGCCCATGTCGTTCTTACCAGCTACAGCTGAACGTGTGTTAACACCGTTGTCACCATGCTTTGGCAGGGAAACTTTGTTTACATATTCATTTACATGGTGGTGAACGTGATGCATCTCAACCACTTCTGGTTCTTCTTCGCCTGGATTTTCTTCCATGTCCATTTCGCCTAATTCAGCTTCTAGGTCGTCTTCGCCACCCATGTCATCCATTCCGCCCATGTCGTCACCTTCTTCTCCGTCTTGTGACAACAGTTGTTCAAATTCTGCTTTTAAATCTTCTAGTGCATCTTCTAGATCCATAACGCGATCTTCAATGTCACCTTCTGGTTCTTCTTCACCGTCCATGTCGTCGGCTTCTTCACCATCATCTTCTTCATCGTCCATGGCGTCATCTTCATCGTCCATGGCGTCATCTTCTTCTTCGTCGCCCATTGATTCTTCTTCTGAATCATCCTTGGGATCTTTCTTGCCGTAAGGATTGCCTTGGTCACTGCCAAAGTCTGATTCTAATAATTCTTCGTAGATTTGACGTGATTTTCCTACTACGATGTTGTGGAAAATTTCTTTAGCTGCTTGTTGATCATCATTGATCAAA